AATTTAAATATGTCTAATGGTTTAAAAAAATGGTTCGATCAGAAATGGGTAGATATTGGGAGCAAGCGAAAAGATGGCTCGTTCGCAAAATGTGGCCGTTCAAAACAGAAGAAGGATGCGAAAAGGAAGTATCCAAAATGCGTGCCACTAGCGAAAGCTCGAAGAATGACGGAAGGACAGAGAAGATCTGCCGTTGCGAGGAAACGGGCAGCTGCCAATGTGGGACCTAAACCAACTAATGTAAAAACATTTTCGAAGATGAGTGGTGGTATTATAGATCAAACTAGAATGAGGTATCTATGAGTAAAGACATAATTAGTTATGCCTTCGGTTTTACTCCTCCAAAAAGTAAAGAGTATTTTACTGGTAAAGATTTAAAAAATATTGGTAAATCTGGAAAAGGACCATCAATAAGAATTGGTGCAGCAAAATTAGATGAAGAATATTTACCAAATGAGGTTCCTAAATCAGAAATATTCATAGATATATCAAAAGATTATAAAGGTATTGGTTTTAAAAAAAAATTTAAAAAAGGTGGAATGCCAGCTAGAAATAAAAAAAATTTTAGACCAACCAAATCTGGAGCTGGTATGACTAAAGCTGGTGTGGCTGCGTATAGGCGTATGAATCCAGGATCTAAATTACAAACAGCTGTAACTGGTAAAGTTAAGCCAGGATCAAAAGCTGCTAAAAGAAGAAAAAGTTATTGCGCTCGATCGCTTGGTCAGTTAAAAAGAGCTAGTGCAAAAACAAGAAATGATCCAAATTCAAGAATTAGACAAGCTCGTAGACGATGGAAGTGTTAATTAATTTTTTTAAATTTCTTAAACTTAAGATATTTTACAGATATACCAACCTCGAATATAGGGTAAGACGATTAGAGAGAGCTAATTATTGGAGAGGGAAATATCGGAGATAGTGTGGACTACGGTACCGTAAAATATATTCAAAAAATTCTAAAAGATAAAACCGATGCTCTAACGGAGAAGATCAAATTAGGTGTTGACACCTTTGAGGAGTATAAGTATATAATAGGGCAAATCAGATCCAATGAGGATCTGCTCAGGGACTTAACAGACCTGCTAAAGAAACAGGAGCCAAATGAAGACGAAGACAGCTGAAGTTAATAAGCATGAACCTGCTTTATTAAACGCATATAAATCACAAGAAGAAGTAAAAAAACTATTTCTAGATCCAACGTCTATTGATAAATCCTCCCTAGAGAGATTGCCAGAGCCGACTGGATATAGATTATTAGTTTTACCATACAGTGGTCCTAAAAAAACTAAAGGTGGTGTTATTCTTTCTGATCAAACAGCAGAAACAATACAGATGACAACAGTGTGTGCATATGTTTTAAAACTTGGTCCATTAGCATACCAGGATAAGGATAAGTTTCCAACTGGTGCGTGGTGCAAGAAGGGTGATTGGATTATCTTCGGCAGATACGCTGGTTCTCGTTTTAAAATAGAAGGAGCTGAAGTCCGAATATTAAACGATGATGAGATCATCGCAACAATCAGTAATCCTGAGGATATACTGCATTTATATTAGGAGGACAAATGGCAGAAATAAGTAAAAATGATGTTGAAGTTGATTTAGATACAGATGATGTAAAACCAGAAACCATTGATGTAGAGCCTGCAAAAATGGAAACAGAGTCTAAAGATGTCAATCTTCAAAAAGAACAGATTGAACAAGAGGGTTCTGAAATCATTAGAGATAAAACACCAATTGATATTGTTGAAGACAAACAAAGACAAGATGATGGTTTTGATTTAACAAAAGCATCAGATAGTGTTCAAAAAAGAATTAATCAATTAACTAAGGCTAGAAGAGAAGCTGATAGAAGAGCTGAGGCAGCACTACAATATGCACAAGGTTTAAAATCAGAGGTAACAAAATTTAAGAGTCAATATCCTAAAATGGAGGAGAACTACTTAAATGAGTTTGAAAAAAGATTAGTTAATGATGAAACTACTGCAAATACTTTGTTACAGAGAGCAATTGAAAATCAAGACGCAAAATCAATTGTTGAAGCAAATCAAAAGCTAACACAAGTTGCTATTGAGAAAGAAAGATTAGCTCAAACAAAGTTTGTAAAGGAACAAGAGTCAAAAAAACCGGATGACTCAATGATTCCACCTGAGACTCAAACACCTCAGAATCAAGCAATACCAAGTTATAAAGCACAAAAATGGGTGGACGAAAACTCTTGGTTTAATGAAGACCCAGTTATGCACAATGCTGCAATGGCTATTCATGAAAATTTGATAAGAAGTGGGGTTGAAGGAGACTCAGATGAGTATTATAATGAATTGGACAAACAAATAAGAGGATATTTTCCTCAAAAGTTTGGTCAAAATCAGGCGCAAAGGAGACCCGTCCAAACCGTTGCACCTGCAGTGCGTAACCAAAGTGGACGCAAGACTGTGAGACTCACCAAATCACAGGTAGCGATAGCTAAAAAATTAGGGGTGCCACTAGAGGAATACGCGAAATACGTTAAATAGGAGAAAATATGGAAAAAGATAAAAATAAAACGTCATCGCGCGAGTCTGAAATGCGATCTAAAACAAAAAGAAAAACAGATTGGGCTCCTCCATCAAGTTTAGATGCTCCACCTGCTCCTCAGGGAATGGTTCAGAGATGGATTAGAGCAGAGACCATGGGTTTCATGGATTCTGCAAACGTCTCTAAAGCATTGAGGGAAGGTTGGGAATTTGTGAGAGCAGAGACCGTTCTCAAAGAGATAGGTCCTCACGATTATCCAACGATTCAGGAAGGTAAACACCAAGGGATCATCGGGGTTGGTGGCCATTTGCTTGCAAGGATACCGGAAGAGGTCATGCAATCGCGGAAAGAATATTTCGAGACTAAAACTCGCGAACAAATACAAGCGGTTGATAATGATCTTATGAAGGAGCAGCGTCCTGAGATGCCTATCAATATTGAAAGGCAATCAAGGGTAACCTTTGGTGGTGGTTCAAAAAAATAATTTTTTTGTTATCACTACAAAGATAAAACTAACAACTAACTAAGTAGAGGACTAAAAACGATGGCAAACGACACTGGCAATTTCGGTTTGAGACCTGCTAGACAGTTAGATGGAACTCCGTACAATGGAGCACAAAACAGATATCGTATTCTTAAGAATTATGCGACTGCGATATTTCAGGGTGATTTAGTTAAAACGAAGGCTGACGGTACAATCGAAAGAGCTGGAGCAACTGATAACCCATTAGTTGGTGTTTTCAACGGAGTGTTCTACACTGATCCGACAACTCAAAAACCGACATTTAAGAACTTCTATCCAGGCTCGATTTCTGCGAATGACATTGTGGCTCAAGTTATTGACGGTCCAGACGTTGTGTTTGAAATTAATGCAGACGCAACATTTACAGTATCTCACTTGTTTGCAAACTATAAAACGAATGCAACAGCTGGTGATACTTTATCTGGTCAATCAAGAGTGAGTCTCGATGTGGCTACTGCTGATTCATCTTCAACTTTTCAATTGAAAGCTGTTGATATTTCACAGGATCCTTCAAACTCAGACATTGCGGCCGCTTCAGGCGTAGACGTTCTAGTAGTAATCAACAACCACTCGTACAAGTCTGGTACTGTAGGTCAATCGTAATAGGAGTATATAGATTATGGCAATATCAAGAGCACAGCTAGTTAAAGAACTAGAGCCTGGTCTGAATGCACTATTCGGACTAGAGTATGACAGATACGAGAACGAGACTGCTGAAATCTTCACACAAGAAACATCAGACAGAGCTTTTGAAGAAGAAGTAATGCTTTCAGGATTTGGTAGCGCAAGCACCAAAGCTGAGGGTGCATCGGTTGTATTCGATGATGCGAAAGAAGTATTCACATCAAGATATACACACCAAACTGTTGCACTAGCATTTGCAATTACTGAAGAAGCAATTGAAGATAACTTGTATGACAGACTCGGTAATCGTTACGCAAGAGCGTTGGCGAGATCCATGGCAAATACCAAACAAGTGAAGGGTGCAGAAATTCTTAATAATGCATTCAGCACTTCACAGTTAGGTGGAGACGGTAAGCCTTTATGTGCTACCGATCACCCAACTATTTCTGGTAATAGCTTGGTGAACACGTTTTCAACACAAGCGGACTTAAGTGAAACTTCATTAGAGGATGCATTAATTAAAATTGCTGCATTTATCGATGAAAGAGGCTTAAGAATAGCGATGCAAGGTAGAAAACTAATAATTCCAAAAGAATTACAGTTTACTGCTGAAAGAATCCTAAAATCGCCGCTAAGAGTTGGAACTGCTGACAATGACATAAACGCTATTAATAACATGAATATGATTCCAGAAGGCTACAGAGTAAATCACTTCTTAAATGACGTGAATGCTTTCTTTATCATCACTGATGCACCTAATGGCTTTAAACATTTTGTCAGATCACCACTAAGAACTGCGATGGAAGGTGACTTTGATACTGGTAATGTCAGATACAAAGCTAGAGAGAGATATTCTTTTGGATTCTCAGACCCTAGATGTGTATTTGGTTCATCAGGATCAAGTTAAGCCGATTAATCAAGCTTAAAAAGATAAAGAGGGGCGGAGTATTTACTTCGCCCCTTTTTTTATGTATATTTAAAACACTATACAATTAATTAGAGCATAGACCCGTATAGTGGACGGCCTAGAGACTATGCTTTTTATACTAGGAGGATAATTATGGCTACAACTACATTTTCGGGACCGATAAAAGCGGGAACGATAAAAGACACAACGGGAACTACTGTTGGATCAGATGTTGCTAATCAGGGACATGTATTAATGGTGCAATCATTTCACATTTCAAACACTGATACAACTGATACAAGTGAGACAGTAGTAATCCCTGCTAAATCACACATTAAAAATATTTTTGTTAATGTTGAAGTGGCTTTCAATGCTGGTACATCTAATAAATTAGATGTTGGTATTGTAGGTGATTCAGACAAATTTATTGATAATGCTGAAGTAGGAACATTAGGAACGGTTGCTCTTGGAGCTACTGCTCAATGTCTTGCATGGAAAAATGTTGGTGATACTGACGTTCGTATAGCGGCAAAATATATTCCATCTGGATCAGCATCAAGTGCTGGAAAAGCTAGAGTATGTGTTGTTTACTCACAAGCAAGAAATCATACTGATTAATAACTAAAGGGGCCCTTCGGGGCTCCTATAAAAAGGAGAAACTATGTCAGCAAATATTTTTGGATCTGCCGAAGATATATCGTCTACAAATACAAACGCCGAGGCAACCACTATCAGGTCTGGTAGAACAAGAGTCTTTGGAGTTTATTTAGATAGCGGTACAACATCTGGTGATTTTCATCTAAGAGATGGAGGGTCTGGTGGAACTTTAAAATTTAAAGTAAAAACACCTGCAGCTGTAGGTGGTTTAACTATTAATTTCCCAGGACCTATTCTTTTTGAAACTGATGTACATGCTAGTTTTACTACAGAACACGTAAAATCTGCTACTGTATTTCATAGTAAGTAAAATGTCTAAGTGTGAAAATTGCCACTGTGATTGTCATTGCGATGAAGAGCTTCACGCACATCATTATGATGGTGATTTATGCACTTGTTCTGAATGTTTATGCAAAGAGGTAAAAGATGAAAAAAATACTTAAAGATATTTGGCGTTGGATAAAATGGCCATTTATAAAAATACATAATTGGCTTAAAGGATAATTTTTATGGAGACTGCCAAGATGAATTATTATTTTACAGGTATACTGATTGTAATGTTAACTGTCTTGGCTCTCTGTGGAGGACCACATGTCCAATAAGCCACTCAAGTTATCGGAGGAGGCAGCCGTGCAGATGCCTATGAAGACGGTTGCTAGTCTGATCATCATGGTCTCGATTGGCACCTGGGCTTATTTCGGTATTATTGAAAAGCAAAACAAAATGTCAACTCAATTAGAGTTGATGACTAAAGATTTAGAAGCTAACTCTGAGTTTAGAATCAAATATCCTAGGGGACAATTAGGTCAATCATCTGGAGAACAAGAGCTCTACATGTTAGTGGAGGATTTGTATAAGTCCGTAGATCGTTTAAACAAAGCTATTGAAGATGGAATGCATAATAAAGTTAATATAGAATTTATAAGAAAACAACTTGATAAAGCTCTAATAGATATCGAAGAGCTTAAAGATAAAAATAGGGAGATTGTTTATAAAAATGGAAGTGGTCAATGATTAATTTATTTTTTATAGGTATTGCATTTTCAATAATAATATTATTTATTTTAATTTATGTGAGGAAATATGATTGAGACTGTGGTCGCCCTAATTATGTTTGTAGGAGCAGAGATCAAGGAGCATCGTATCCAAGATAACATGGCTTCATGTCTTCGTGGAAAGCGTCATGCTGAAAGACAATTTACGCCAAATGTAACTTATAAATGTATTAAAAGTAAAGCTGAAACAGAAATTTATATGGGTGAAAAATCTATTAAAAAGCTTATACTTGACTGATGGCATACTTAAATATTAATATACCAACAATTTATGCAAAAGTACGAAAGGAGTATCTTTATGACATGGATGAAAAATATAAAGGACAAGACATGGACTGTGTTATCTTCGCTATGGCAGGTATTACAGGTCGTGCCCTCTTATTCCATTGCATGCTACCGAACGGGGCTTGTTATTGGAGATTGCCTATTTCAGCGTTTTTTCAAAAATCATTTGAGAGACCCTCTGTGCCCGATATGCGAGTGGAAGAGCTTGAGCTGTGGAATAGTTTTAGCTATTACCCTAGTTGCACTGAGTTTGATTTTTTAGGTGGTCAAAAAGGTAAATATTTAGGATTAGACAAAAAATTTTATCATGGAGAATATCTTTTCACTATTGACTGGGCTACTCCAGAGGTTAATGAAATTGATACTGAACACTCTGAAATACCTGATGAGCACAAGTGTCATCATATTTTGGCTCTTGATAACGGCAATTTTGCAGCTCAGCCTAATAATAGGATTTTATGGAACGTGTCTAATTATACTGTTTCTAGAGAGTGGCCCGATTACAAAGTTCAGACAACTTATTGGTCGGTTGAAAACAAAGACTGGATAACAGAGGATACAGATAAAATGTTTTATGAAATACAAAACCCACCAGATGACTCAAATAAAATATGAATTTAACACGTAATTTTACCCTTCAAGAATTAATTAAATCAGACACAGCTATTAGGCTTGGGATTGATAATAATCCTAATTCTGATCAAATAACAAAACTTAGATTATTATGCGAAAATATATTACAACCGGTTCGTGATCACTTTGGCAGGGTTAAGGTGACTAGCTGTTTCCGATCACCAAAATTGTGCCTAGCCATAGGTAGCTCGATCGAGTCACAACATGCACGGGCAGAGGCGGCCGATTTCGAAGTGCTTGGCACAAGTAATGCTGAATTATCTGATTGGATTTTTAAAAACCTAGAACCAGATCAGCTCATTCTCGAATTTTTTACGCCTGGCGAACCCAACTCAGGGTGGGTTCATTGTTCTTGGATACCAGAGGGTAGACGAGCACAATACTTACATGCATATAAAAAAAACGGTAAAACTGCATATAAACCAATAGTTGGTAAAGCAATGGACTTATTTTAATGCCAATCAGTAGAGCACAAATACCACAACAAATATCTGGTCAACTAAGAGGTGGTAGACCATCCAAAGCCATGAGAAAGAAAAAACGGTTGGTAGACAACAAACGTAAAAGAAAGTATATTAGTAGAACGAGATAACATAAGTTATAACGTCAAAAGGGCCCTTTATAACAGGAGAGATTATGGCTAAGAAAAAAATTACAATTTCTGACATGATAGATAGGTTTGGAAGGGAAAGAATTGTTAAAGCATTAACTAAAAGAAGATTCACTAATAAAAAAAGGAGTGAAATGAGAAAAACAGGTCAAAAGCATATGGGGTTTAAAAAAGGTGGAGCTATGGAACCTAAATATTCTGTTAAACAAGAAGTAAAAGATAAAATGAAAAAGGAGACACCTAAAACTTTTAGTTTATTAAAGGGTTTATCTCCAGTAACACAAATGAGAAAATATATGACTGGAAAAAAAGTAAAAGCAGCCAGAGCTAGAGATGAAGCTAAAGTTAAAAAATTGATGGGTGGTGGTATGGCAGGTCTTTTTGGTAAAAGAAAAAATGTTGAAGCTGGAGAACCTACTGAAAAACAAAAAGATAAAGATAGATTAAAAGAAAATGTTACAAAAAAACAAAAAAGATTAGAAGAGCTTAAAAAAGAATTAGGTATGGCGATGGGTGGTATAAGAAGCTTACCAGGTAGACGAAGAAAAAAACCTAGAAAAACAATATATCCAGATCCTAAAACAGATCCAACAAGACCTAAGCCAAAATTACCACCATATTTAAAAAATATGAAAGAAAGACAATCAGGGATGAAAAAGGGTGGTATGAAAAAAGCTGATGGCATTATGATTATAATGGAAAAAAAGAAAAAAGGAGGAGAGGCAAAAATTAAAAAAGTTATAGGTGGTTTAAAAAAAGCTTCTAAACTTCACGCTGGTCAAGCAAAAATGTTATCAACAATTGTTAAAAAAGCAGCAGGTGGAATAACAGGTAAAACTACATTTGGAGAGTTAAGTAAAAGAAGACCACTTAAAAAAGGAATTCGTTTAAAAGGTAAAGGTAGCTCCTTTATGAAAGAGTACAAAAAAAGAGTCTACAATAGAGCTGGAGGCGGATCTGTAAATGGCGGTGCGAGAGGAACTGGCATAGCAGTCAAAGGACATAACTTTAAAGGAGTATTTTAATGGACAAATCAAAAATAAGTATGAAAAAAAGAATGGCCATGGGTATGAAACCTAAAAAAATGGCTATGGGTGCATTGGCCTTAGGCGCGTTAGGCGCTATGGCTGCAAAAAAAATGATGGGTAAAAAATCTGGAAGCACTGATAAAATAAAAGGTGGCATGGGTAAAATGCTTGCTGGCTTAGCTATGAAAAAGAAAAAAGAGTTAGCTATGGGTAAAATGGGTGGTGGAATGATGAAAAGATATAGTAAAGGTGGTGGTGCTGATTCTGGAAGAGTGGGAGAAATGAAAAGCAGAGTTACTGTTGGTGCAGATAGATTAAGAAGAATGAGAAAAAAATTAAAAGATCTTGTTGGTAAAGGTAAACCTAAACCTATGGCTAAGATGGGTGGCGGTGTTGCAGAAGCAGCAAGAAGAGTAAGAGCTTCTGAAATGAAAAAAGGTGGATTAAAAGCTGTAGACAAAGAAAAAAATCCAGGTCTAGCTAAATTGCCAACTCGTGTAAGAAATAAAATGGGTTACATGAAAAGAGGCGGTAAAGCAAAAAAATAGGACATGACTAATGGCTACCAGTGGAACAGCAGCATTCGATTTATCGATTGATGAAATAGTTGAAGAGGCATACGAAAGATGCGGTATTCAAACTAGTTCTGGTTATGATCTTAAAAAAGCAAGAAGATCTCTTAATGTTTTATTTTCAGAGTGGGGCAACCGTGGTGTCCACCTTTGGAAAGTTCAATTAAATGCTCTCGAACTAACAGCTGGTACCTCGCAATATTCCACAGTTGCGGGTGCTAGTGATGTTCTTGAAGCTTTTTTATCAAATAGTTCTACAACAGCTAATCCAGGATCTGATAATTTAGATGTGTCATTAACAAAAATAGATAGATCTACTTATGCATCGCTACCAAATAAAGGATCTACAGGAACACCATCACAATACTTTGTTCAAAGAGTTACAACAGGAACTGCTTCTCCAACAATAACATTGTACATAACACCTAATAAACAAAATTTTACACATTTAAAATACTACTCTTTACAAAGAATACAGGACGCAGGAGATTACACTAATACAGCAGATGTGCCTTTTAGATGGATACCTTGTATGGTATCTGGTCTAGCTTTTTACTTATCTCAAAAATATACACCTGAAAGAACACAAGCTCTAAAACTTTATTATGAAGATGAAATAAAAAGAGCACTTGAAGAGGACGGATCTAGATCTAGCACATTTATAACTCCTGCTAATTACTATCCGACAGTTACATAATGACAAAATTTGCTAAAGGTAAATACGCTCAATCTATATCAGATAGATCAGGACAAGCTTTTCCATATTTAGAAATGGTTAAAGAATGGAATGGCGCTCTTGTGCATGTATCTGAGTATGAACCAAAATCTCCACAATTAGATCCAAAAATCTATGGGGCAGATCCACAAGCATTACAGAATGTTAGAGTGCAACATAATATTGGTAATATGACTGTTGCTGTTGGTTCGTTTCAAGGCACACTTGGTATACCAACTTTTAGTTCTAATGGAATGTTACCTTTGCCAGCAGGCAAAAGATTAGATATACTAACCAGTATAGGAGAGGTTAAGGTTATAACATAATGGCAACAACATACGCAGACTTAGTAACAAAAATTAGAAATTATACAGAAGTAGATGATACAGTTTTTACGTCTGCAATAATTAACGGTTTTATATTAGACGCAGAAGAAAGAATACTAAGAGATGTAAATACAGATGCAGATAGAAAATATGCCACTGCAAGTATGGTAAGTGGTCAAAAATTTTTAAATTTTCCTGATGGTGCTTTAGTAATTCGTGCGTTACAAATTACTAGCGGTTCTGATAAAATATATTTAGAAAAAAGAGATACTACTTTTATAGATGAGTTTAATCCAACTCAGGCTACAGGTGTACCAAAATATTATGCAAACTTAGATAACGATACTTTGATGTTCGCACCAGTTCCTAATACAACATTTAGCATTCAAGCTAGTTATGTAGCTAAACCCGCAGGGCTATCATCTTCTAATACACAAACTTATTTAAGTAAAAACTTTCCTGCTGGTTTATTATACGCTTGTTTAATTGAAGCTTATGGCTATTTAAAGGGTCCTATGGACATGTTGCAATATTACGAAAAACAGTATACAAATGCTATATCCAAGTATGCTATAGAGCAGATTGGTAGAAGAAGAAGAGACGATTATTTCAATGGTGCGATCCGAATTAAAATTGATTCACCGTCACCATAAAACAGGAGAAAATTATGGCAATAACAACTAGCGCAATTACAAGTTCTTTTAAAAATGAATTATTAAGTGGAACTCACAATTTTGCTGCTTCTGGTGGTAATAAATTTAAATTAGCTTTATATACTGACTCATCAGTTATAGGACCATCATTAGCATCTTTTACAACTGCAGGACAAGTTACAGATTCAACAGGTGACTATTCTTCAGGTGGTAAAGTTTTAACAGGACAAACACATAAATTGGTTGGAACAACTGCAATTGTAGATTTTGCAGATCTTTCATACTTAACAGCAACTATTACAGCTATGGGTGCATTAATTTATAATACATCACAAGCAAACAAATCAGTTGCAGTATTAGATTTTGTTTCAAACAAAGTATCAACATCAGGGACTTTTACAATTCAATTTCCGAATTTTACTAACACATTAGCTATTATTAGATTAGCGTAGGTGGTAAAAAATGGCTGCACCTGATAGTTGGGGTAATGGCAAATGGGGTCAACTCAGATGGGGCCAAAATAATTCAGTAACTGTAGGAGTATCTGGTTTATCTGTTACATCATCATTAGGATCAGTCAATGTTACTGCTCAACTTAATGTAGGATGGGGTAGAAAAACTTGGGGTAATCTAGCTTGGGGAGCTGCATTTACAACTGCACCTGCTGGTTTACAAACTACTATTTCATTAGGCACTGCATTAGCAAAAGCTGGAGCAAAAGCATCACCATCAACTAATTTAATTTCAGTAAGTTTAGGACTTGTTGATATACAAACTGATGCAGCTAATATTAATGTTTCTGCACCAGCAATTACAACTTCAGTAGGTTCACCAAGAGTTTCAGACGATGAAACTGTATCATTAACAGGTATAGCTATTACATCTAGTTTAGGACCAGCTGGAGTAGTATCAGGAGGTGACGCTGATACTGTGGGTCAGCAAATTAATACAAGTCTAGGTAATATTAATTCCTTCACTAGCTTTACTTTTAGACCAACTGGATTTGCTATAACAACTGGTTTAGGCACAGTTGTAGCTACTCCATCAATTAAAGCATTCCCGACAGGACAACAAATAACGTCAAGTTTAGGCACAATTACCACTAAACAAACAACAGTTGTTAAACTAACTGGACTAGAAATAACATCAGGCGTAGGTCAGGCTTTTGTTACTGCGTGGACACCTGTTGACACTGGTAGCTCTGTGACTTATACTGACCTCAATACAGGTTCTACAGTAAATTGGACCTTGGCAGCTTAAACAGGAGATAAAATATGCCTTCATCTTTTACACCTTTAGGTGTTGAATTAATGGTCACCGGTGAACAAGCTGGTTTGTGGGGTGATAAAACAAATACAAATTTAAATATTTTAAGTCAAATTGTAGGTGGATATAATTCACAAGCAGTAAATGGAACTGGCGATACACCATTAAATGTTTCTGATGGTTCTACAGGTGCAACAGTTGCAAACAGAATTATAGAACTTACAGGAACCATAACAGGTAACATTACAGTTTCTATTCCATTAGATGTAGAAAATTTTTACATAATTAAAAATAGCACGAGCGGTGCATTCACTGTAGAGTTTCAATACACAAGTGGATCAGGAACTAGTGTAACTTTTTCTGCTACAGATAAAGGAACAAAATTTGTTTATGCTAAAGCTGATGATAGTACAAATCCAAACATTGTAGATGTATTTTCAGAGTTTTCACAAATAAATTTAGTAAATAGAAATGAGCTAAGATTTCAAGACGCTACTGGAGGTCAATATGTTGGCTTAAGAGCAGCAACAACTGTTGGATCTAGCTTTACTTTAAACTTACCAACAGCCGATGCGACATCCTCTGGTCAAGCATTAGTGTCAGATTCTTCAGGTAATTTATCTTTCGCTGATACAGGAGGGATTTCTACAGGTAAGGCTATTGCAATGGCTTTAATATTCGGATAAAAGGAGATAATTATGGCAAATCCAAATCTAGTAAATGTAGCAACAATTAACGGTGGTAATCTCGGATTTAATTTAAGTGCTACTACCACTGCTACTTTATTAACAGTAGATTCAGATAAAATTTTAAAAATAAATAGAATTACCGTAGCTAATGTTGATGGAGTAAACGCAGCTACAGTAGATCTTTTTGTTGATGGTTTGACAACAGCAGGTGCTGCTGGAATCACACCAACAGGGGCTGATGCAACAGTTTATCTAGCAAAAACAGTTTCAGTTCCAGCTGATGCAACATTAGTTATATCAGACACACCTATCTATCTTATGGAAGGTGATATATTAAAAGGCGGTGCAAGCGCTGCTTCTGATTTAGATTTATTCATATCATATGAAGTGTTAGACGACGCGTAGGAATCCACCGATGGAGCGAAAGGGAGTAGCTAATGAACCAAGATAACGGTGGAATTATAGGAAAAATAAATACACCAACTACAAGTGTTGCTTCAGGTGTGTGGAGTTTACAAGATCAATTTGAATCTCAATCTTCATCTATATGGCCTCTAGGTTTTCCACAAACAACCATTGCTAATACGTGTAGGTTTAATGATGGTAGTTCAGATTATTTAAATTTAACATTACCAAACGCAAATGGTGCAGTATATAAATGGACATATTCTTTTTGGGTAAAAAGATGTAATTTAGGTTCACTACAAATAATGGCAGGTACAAGATTTAGTGGAAATTTTACCAGTCAGATTAAATTTGATGCTAGCGATCGATTAGAAGTTAATGATTATAGAAATTCTTTTCTTTTACAAAAAGTAACCAATAGAGTATTTAGAGATACTTCAGCTTGGTACCACATAGTTGTTTCAAATGATAATTCAGTTGCTTCACCTGAAACAGAGATATATGTAAATGGCGTAAAAGAAACATCTTTTTCAACTACAAATGAATATTCACAAAATGACACTAATTCATTTAATAATGATTATCCAAATTATATCGGTCAAAAAGGTACGGGTGATTATTTTGATGGGTATATTTGTGAAATGATATTTATTGATGGACAAGCATTAGATCAAACATCTTTTGGTGCATTTAATCCTGCTACAAATATTTGGGAGCCTATACCGTATGCAGGCACATATGGTGGTAATGGATTTAAATTAAATTTTTCTGATTCATCTAATTTAGGTGATGATACTTCAGGAAATGGAAATGATTTTACTGTTAATAATTTAACAAGTATCGATCAATCTACTGATACACCAAGCAATAATTTTGCAACTTTAAATAATCTAGATCTTCAATCAGGCACAAAACCAATTTATGAACTTGGAAATTTAGCAATTGCGGGAGCTACAGATGGTGGCGTTAGATGGTATGGTTGTAGCTCAATAGGTTTTAGTACGGGAAAATGGTATTGTGAAGTAAAAAATTTAACTACTTCTAATCCTAGTTTATCAGCTGGAGTTTCAACAGATCCTTCTGAAAATGCACGTAATAATAATGCTGCTGGATTTAGAAGCACAGACATTGCAACAGAAAATTATAGTGGAAATATTGTAATTAATAATACAAACGTTTCTGTGGGTTATGGATCAACTTGGACAGCAAGTGGAGACATTTGTATGTTAGCAGTAGATATTGATAATAATAAATTTTACATAGGTAAAAATGGAACTTGGGCGGATAGTGACGACCCGTCTTCGAATACAGGTGGATACTCCATGTCAGGAGTTACGAACGCATCTGGTTTTTTTCACTTTTCATTTGGCTCAACAAACGGAACTTACATGAATCAAATGCAAGTAAATTTTGGCTCACCACCATATTCAATCTCATCAGGTAATGCGGATGCTAACGGACATGGTAATTTTGAATATGCAGTGCCATCAGGGTATTTTGCCCTTTGCACTAAAAACTTAGCGGAGTTTGGATAATGGCTTATACAACAATAGATAACCCAGGACTGTTCTTTAACACTATTACTTATTCTGGCAATGGTAGTAATCCAAGAACATTAACAGGAGTTGGCTTTCAACCAGATTGGGTTTGGCAAAAAAATAGAACAGATAGTAATGGTCATACTTTAGCTGACGCAGTAAGAGGTGCAAATAAAACTCTTTCATCAGATGGTACTGGTGCAGAAGTAACCGATAAATCTGATGGTCATTTAGATGCTTTTACAAGTGATGGTTTCACAGTAGGTGCTGGTTCTTCTAGTGATGCCAGAGTAAATGATGGGAGTCATACTTATGTTGCATGGAACTGGTTAGCGGGTGGATCTACATCATCAAACTCAGATGGAGATATCACATCAACAGTTTCAGTTAATACAATAGCAGGGTTTAGTATTGTGTCTTATACAGGCACAGGCTCAAATGCTACAGTTGGTCATGGTTTGGGAGTTGCACCAAGTTTGATTATAAACAAATGTAGAAGTGCTACTCAAAACTGGGCAACTTATCATGCAGGTATAGGTGCAACAAAAGCAGTTTTTTTAGATGGCACTGACGCAGCAACTACTTCATCTAGTTATTTTAATGACACTGCCCCAACAAGTTCGGTATTTACAGTTGGAAATTCAGGAGATACAAATAAAAGTTCTCAAACTCATATATCCTACTGTTTTGCAGAAAAACAAGGTTATTCTAAATTTTCAACATACGAAGGAAATGGAAACGCAGATGGAACATTTGTTTACACGGGATTTAGACCAGCATTTGTTATAACAAAAAGAGCGGATACAGGTGGAGATAATTGGCATATTTTAGATAATAAAAGAGATATTGATAATCCAGCAGAACAAGTTTTACAAACAAACGACGCGGGAGCTGAAGCAACAACATCAACATCTAAAATTGATTTTTTATCAAATGGCTTCAAACTTAGAGGTACAGGTGCATCTATAAATACAAGTGGATTAACATACATCTACATAGCTTTTGCAGAGCATCCATTTGCAACAGTAGGAACTAAAGCAGCGGGGACAGCAAAATAATGTCAAGAAGAAACGGAGGAATAATCGGACCAACAAATACACCTGTAGGTGGATTAATGACAGGAGTAGCGGGTGGTGTGTGGAGAATGAATGATGTTCTAACTTTTGTTAGCAACAATCAATGGCCATCAGGTCCTCAAAATATAGATAACTCATGTCGATTTGAAGATGGCAATAATGATTATTTAGTAAAAACTTTTGTTACACCTACAAATCAATATAAGTATACTATTTCAATGTGGGTAAAAAGATCTCTTTTAGGAAGTAATCAAACACTTTTTGGAGTGGGAGATGATGGATCAAATAACGCTACTTTAAAATTTACATCAGATGATCAAATACAAATTTATGACCACATTGGTGGTGTAGATAAATTACAAAAGAAAACAAACATGTTATTTAGAGATACCTCTGCTTGGTATCATATCTTTGTTTCATCTGATAGATCAATAAGTTCACCATCAACCTTAATTTATATAAATGGTGTTCAAGTAACATCTTTTGCAGCTAATACTGAGTATTCTCAAAATGATTCGGGAAAATTTAATACAGCAGTAAATCACTATTTAGGAGTATACACAAATAATTCAGAAAAACTTAGTGGTTATATAGCGGAGGCAGTTTTTGTTGATGGCCTAGCGCTAGCACATACTGATTTTGGTGAGACTGACTCTACAACGGGAATATGGAAGCCTAAAAAAATAGGTAGAGTTGGAGATGTGGGGAATAACACATTCTACCTTGATTTTAAAGACAGTTCAAGTTTAGGTAATGATGCATCAGGAAAAAATAACGATTTTACCGCTACTAACCTAACTAGCGTGGATCAAGGAACTGATACATGTGTGGTGAATTATGCAACTATGAACTCATTAGCAGTTCCTCCATCTAATGCACCAACTTTTGCTGAGGGTAATCTTAAAATATCAACAGATACCTCTAATGCAAATCCTATAATTTCAACTATGGGAGTATCACAAGGTAAATGGTACGCAGAAGCAAAAAGAATAAGTTATGATGGTGGCTCTGGAGATGATGATGGATTTAGAATAGGTTTTGGTGTTACTTATGTTGAAGATGTAAACCTTGTTCCACCAGCAATTTCAAATTCTGGTCACTATTTTATGATAGGAACAGGAACAGTTTATAATGGTTCAACTGATTTAGGTGATAAAGCTGGAGATTCAAATATTTCAGATAATGGTGTTGTTGGCATAGCTTTAGACTTAGATAATAACAGAATTAGTTGGGCGTTTAACGGTGCTTGGATGACAGGTTCAAATGCTTGGAGTGGTAGTTCTCCGTCTAGTTATGTTACAATAGAAAGCGGAAAAACTTATTTCTTTTTACAAACAGATGGTTCAAGTGGCAGAGCCTATACTGCTGGTTGGAATTTTGGTGGACAATCTGCTTTTACAATTTCATCAGGAAACAGTGACGCTAATGGATTTGGAAACTTTGAGTACCCTGTACCTTCAGGTTATTATGCGTTAAATACATCTAACTTAAATACTTATGGATAAAAATTATGGCTTATAGTTCGATTACAAAACCAGAAGATTATTTTAACACTGTTCTTTACACAGGAGATTTACAGGATAGTGATGGAACAGGACATACTCAATCGATTACAGGTGTTGGTTTTCCACCAGATTGGGTCTGGCACAAAGGTAGATCAGGTGCAAGAACACATATGATAGTTGACAGAGTTAGAGGAGTTTCTAGTTATAATTGGTTAGCATCAAATAGTACAGGCGTAGAGATAACAACAAACACAAATGGAGCAATATCAAGTATTGATAGTGATGGTATTACTGTTCAAAATGGAAATGATAGTTCATCAAAATCAAATAATGCTGGTAAAAACGGAGAAACATGGGTTTTTTGGAATTGGTTATCTGGTGGATCTGCACCAGCCATAACATACTCAGTAAAAGTTGTTTCTGATAGTGGAAACAAATATAGATTTGATGATTTTGGTACAAGTGCTGTTACTTTAGATTTACAAGAGGGTGGCACTTATACGTTTGACGGATCTGATTCCTCAATGTCATCTCATCCAATAAAGTTATCTACAACTTCTGGAGGAACACATAGCGGAGGATCCTCATATAATACAGGCGTTACTTATCAACTAGATGGGTCAACTGTCAGCGAATCAGCTTATGTATCAGGATATTCTGCTGCATCTAGCAGAAAATTAATAATTACTGTGGCTGCATCCGCACCAACGCTTTATTATTACTGTCACTATCACAGTGGTATGGGTGGTCAAGCTAATACAAATTCTACATACGGCTCATCAAATTTTTCTGGCAGTATTCAATCAACAGTTTCTGCTAACACTACTGCTGGATTTAGTATTGTTAAAATAGCAAAATCAAATACAAATGTTGCAACTATAGGTCATGGTTTAAGTGCTACACCAAAATTTATTATAGGTAAAGATTTAGATACTGCAGATAATTGGACTTGTTATCATGAATCAATAGGTAATGATAAAGGTATTTACTTAAACGCAACTAATGCAGAGATCTCTGCATCAACTTTTTGGGACTCAACTTCTCCAACAAGTTCTGTATTTACTATAGGTTCAGATAATACTTGGAACTCTCCATCTATATTATATTACTGCTTCGCAGAAAAAAAAGGCTACTCAAAAATTGGCAGCTATACAGGGAATGGAAGTACAGATGGAACATTTGTTAATACGGGCTTTGCTCCAGCTTTTGTTTTGACTAAATGCACATCTCATGCAGGAGAAAATTGGAATATAAACGATAATAAAAGACCAGGAAGTAATGTTATACAAAATGCATTATTACCAGATTCAAATGCTGCTGAAGTAACTGCATCATTTCAAGCTTTAGATATAGTCTCTAATGGTTTTAAATGGAGAGGAACTAATGACAGAGTTAATGCAAGCGCTAAAACATACATCTACATGGCTTTTGCAGAAAATCCGTTTGTAGGCAATGATTCTGGAACCGCGGTGCCAGTAACGGCTAGGTAAATAGCTATGGACAACAAATATAAAATATAATAAAAGGAGATCAATATGTACGCAAAAGTAGAAAATAATCAGATCGTAAGAGCAAACTCTAATCTAGGGGTATTTGGTTTGTCTCCTGAGACAACTGTTGCTCAAAGAGAGGCACAAGGTGTCTACGAGGTCATATATGACAATACTAATTTAAAAAATCCAAGATACTATTGGAACGGTGCAGAGTCTATGGTGTTTGCAAATAACGCTGTTACCGCAAGTTATGCACCAGCTACGGATAAAGACTTAGATGATAAAGATGCAGTTGATATCGAGGGTAACAATATTTTAGACGATGATGGTAACCAAGTAATTATTGCAGGTTTAAAAACTACATTCAAGAACGAAATAAAAGCTCAAGCTAAAGGTTTATTATCACCAAGTGATTGGTATATAATTAGAAAAGCAGAAGATGCTGGATCTACAATACCATCTAACATAGCTACTTACAGAGCAGCTGTCAGAACTAGATCTAATGAAATGGAAACAGCAATCGATGGTGCAGCTGATGCAGCGGCTATGGAAGCTTTGTACACATACACTAACACAGGCACTGTAGAGAGCCCTGTTATGACTAGACCTTTGGGTGAGTGGCCTAAACTTTCCTAATTCTTCAAGGGTTACAAATTATAATTTTTTCTGTATATTAGTTGTATGGCTCTAGCGAAAGTACAATTAATACCTGGATTTGATAAACAACTAACAGAAACCGGTGCTGAAGGAAGATGGGTAGACGGTGAAAATGTTAGGTTTAGATACGGATTACCTGAAAAAATTGGTGGTTGGGAGCAACTTGGGACTAACACATTAGTTGGTGTTGCAAGAGATCAACATACATGGTTTGATTTAGCAGGTTCTAAATATGCTGCAATAGGAACTAATAAAATTTTATATATTTATTACGAAGGTGCTTTTTATGATATTCATCCACTTGAAGCATCTAGACAACAATCATTAACAAGCGCTTTTACTACCACTAATAATTCAGATATTGTTACCGTAACATGCCCATCCACAACAAATTTAAATGTTGGAGATTTAATAGTATTTTCAGGAGTAAGTAGTATTCCTGGGACTTCAGCTTTTACAGCAGCTGATTTTACTGCCACGTTTGAGGTAAAAACAACACCTACTTCGACAACTTTTACAATACAAATGCCAAAAAATGAAGGTGCCTCAACAGCATTCTCGACCACCGGATCTGCGACCTTGGACTTTTACTACGTTGTGGGTAATAAAACTCAAGTGCCTGGTTTTGGTTGGGGCACAGGATATTGGAGTGGAACAACATTAAGTCCAGCAACGACCACAATGAATAACGGTGGTGTTCTTGCTGCGGGTCATACCACATCTGTAACTTTATCAAATGCTACGAGTTTTCCTAATTCAGGGACTGTATTAATAGGAACAGAATTAATTACATACGCAAACAAAGCTGGTAATGTTTTGCAAACTTTAGGAAGAGGTGCACAAGGCACCACTGATGCTACACATGCTGATGGGTCTTTAGTAACAAATGCAACTAATTTTGTGCCATGGGGTCAAGCTAGTGGGTTAGGAGTAGATATTGAACCTGGACAATGGAGACTAACTAACTTTGGTCAAAAATTGATTGCTTTAATATTTGGTAGTGTAGTGGTTGAGTGGGATCCGTCCGCTGCTGGTGCAATAAGTACACCTTTAAGGGCTACTTTAGTTTCAGGAGCTCCTACTGCATCAAGAGATTTATTAGTATCTACACCAGATAGACACTTAGTTTTCTTTGGAACTGAAACTACTATTGGAACGACTAATACACAAGATGATATGTTTATTCGATTTTCTAATCAAGAGGATATAAATACATATACTCCAACAGCGACTAACACAGCTGGTACTCAAAGATTAGCTGATGGATCTAAAATCATTGGTGCTCTACGAGGTAGAAATGGTAATTATATTTGGTCTGATACAGCTCTATTTACAATGAGATTTATAGGACCACCTTTTACATTTGGTTTTGAACAAGTTGGTACAAACTGTGGATTGATTGCACAACACGCAGCTATAGAAGTTGATGGTATTATATATTGGATGTCAGAAGATAGTTTCTTTTACTTTGATGGTGCAGCTGTAAAAAAATTACCGTGTTTGGTAGAAGATGATGTATTTGGTAATTTAAACAATGATTCTGAGCTCATTGTTCATGCTGGAGTAAATGATAAATTTAATGAAATTACTTGGTTTTTTCCAGCCTCAAATTCAAACTTTATAAACAGATCTGTTACTTATAATACAAGAGACGGTCAGGGTATACCTGGTGGTGTCTGGACAACGAATGACAACTCATTATTTCCAAGAACTACTTGGGTTGACCAAGGTGTATATGGTAAACCTTACGCTACAGCTTTTAATCAGTCAGCTACACCAACACAAGGATCTATAAGTGGTGTATCGGCAGGAGCCACAACATACTATGCACACGAAGTTGGCACAGATCAAGTTACAACATCAGGCACTACAGCGATTCCTGCAAACATTATATCTGGTGATTTTGATTTAGATCAAAGAGGTATTGCTGGTGATGGAGAATTTATGTTAAGAATAAGTAGATTTATACCTGATTTTAAAAATCAAACTGGAGATGCAGAGGTAACAATTCAATTACGAGACTTCCCATCTAATTCAAGGTCATCATCTTCTAGTGGACCTTTAATAACTGGACCATTTACGGTAAACTCATCAACAACGCAAGTGTTCACAAGGACAAGAGGAAGGGCTGCGTCTTTTAAAATAGCAAATACAGGCTCAGGTCAAACATGGAGATACGGAACTTTTAGAGCTGACATACATATAGGAGGTAGAAGATAATGGCTAAGGTAAATCAAATTGTTGCACAAGCAACACCACAATATAATCCAGAGAACTTAAATCAATTTGGTAGAGATATTAATAATGTTGTTCAAAAACTTAACACAACTTACCCACAGGATATTAAAGATGATGCTGAAGCAGTGTCATTTTTCATTAATGATTAATGGCTAAAAGAAAATTTGTAAACTTCGTACCAAGGCCAAAGCCTAGAAAACGCCCACGAAGACACAAAAAAAGACTTTCAAAATCAGAAAAAAGAGATTATAAGAAATACAATAGACAAGGTCGTCATGGCTAATAAATTCGTAAACAGACAATTTAATCTAAACACAACAAACGCAGTATCTGTATACACATGTCCCGCTGAAAACGTGGCTATGATAAAAAGTGTTCAAGTTTTAAATGTTAGTTCTGGTAGTGTTATTGTTACTGCTAGCATCACAGATAATTCAGCATCAGCTACATTTAATTTTTCAAGACGAAACATGGCAACTGGTAAGACATCAGATTTACTGACTGGTGTTAAAGTGTTTGAAGAAAATGATTCATTAAACATTACAGCTGCACACTCTAATATGATTACTGGTGTTGTTGCAATACTAGAACAGGATAGAACATGAGTGACTTTGCTATTGTTAATGGTGAAAAAATACCTAGAATTAAGTGTGAGTCTGAAGAAACAATTACAAATATGAAAACAGGTAAAGTTTATAAAACACAAGAAGAAGCTTACGCCGAAGCTGATGATAAAAAAGACATAAGAGTTGATGTAAAAATAATTGTGCCAAAAGGGTTTGATGTTTTTGGAAAGAAACCATTAAAGTAATGGCAGATCCAAAAAAAGGAACTGGTAAAAAACCTAAAGGTAGTGGTAGAAGGTTATATACTGACGAAAACCCGAGTGATACAGTCGGAATTAAATTTAAAACACCTGCAGATGCAAGAAAAACTGTTGCAAAAGTTAAAAAAGTAAATAAACCTTTTGCAAGAAAGATACAAATATTAACTGTTGGTGAGCAAAGAGCTAAAGTAATGGGTAAAACTCAAGTGGCATCAATATTTAGACAAGGTAAAAACGCAATAAGAAGAACACATAAGAAGGTTTAATGGAAGCTAAGGGTGGAACAGAGCTACAATACGCAGAATTAGAAAAAAGATTAGATCCTTCGTATTTTAAAAAATTTCAAATAACAACATCAGTTCCTGAGAAGGAGCCAATAGATCCAGATAAAATAAGTATCTTGTGGCAAAAAAATTCTTACGATCAACCAAACATTGCTCCGTGGTTTTCTGAAAAAGAAAATCATAGAAAGTATGATTGGTATGTTTTTAATTCACATTGGACTTATGAAAAATTTAGATATGCATTTGGATTACCTACACATAAGTGTTGTGTAATAAAAAATGCATTACCTGATATCGATTGGAGACCTAAGAAGAAATTTAATAAAGGAGATCCTATAAAATTAATACACACATCTACACCGTGGAGGGGTCTTAATGTTTTATTAGGCGCTATGGAGCTTATTGAAAGAGATGATATTACTTTAGACGTATATAGCTCAACTAAAATTTATGGTGATGCTTTTGATTTACAAAATAAAAAACAATTTAAACCAATGTTTGACAAAATAGATAGCTTAAAAAATGTGAATAACATGGGATACACACCAAATTTACAAGTCATAGACGCTATGCAAGATACACACATTTATGCATATCCTTCAATATGGGAGGAAACATTTTGTATATCTGCAATAGAAGCAATGGCAGCCGGTAACATGGCAATCGTAACTAATTTTGGTGCACTCTACGAAACCTGTGCTGAGTACGCACACTATGTAAATTACGAAACAAACATGTACACATTAGCTAAAAAGTTTAAAGCGGTTATAGAGTTTGTAGCTGATAATTATCACGAGCCAATACTTCATGAGAAGCTTGTTGATCAAATGAAATATTATAGAACATTCTATAATTGGGATGTGCGGGTAAAAGAATGGGAAAGTTTATTAGATCAATTACTAAAACAAAAAGGTTATGCATAGAATAGACGATAAAAGTTTAATAAATGAAAAAACAATATTTGGACAAAATACTGACAAAGGTAACGAAGTATTAGACTGGAGTAAAAAAGACAATCAGATTAGATTATTTTTTACTTCTCCTTGTCATGGTGGTGTTGATATTCATTATGTACGAGCGACACTTGAACTACAAGCACTTTTACAAAGACACAAGATACCTGTCACGTTCCATTTAATACAATCTTCTATTGTTACACAAGGTAGAAATCTTTGCACGGCAGCCTTTATGAAATCTAATTGTACACATATGTTGTTTGTAGATACAGATATAGAGTTTGATGAAACATCATTATTAACTATGCTTAAAGCTGACAAAGATATAATTTTAACACCGTATCCTATGAAAGTAATTGATTGGGATAAAGCAACTAATATTAGTCAAAAGTCAGGCAGGCATATTAGTAAGTGTGGGTTTTATTTTCCTATGGCTTTTATTGATCAAGAAAACATTGATTGTAAAGACGGTATAACTGAGATTAAAAGAGGTCCTGCTGGGTTTATGTTAATCAAAAGAGAAGTCTTTGAAAGGATGGCAAAGGCTTACCCTGATATGAAAATTAAACAACAAACCATGTTAAATCAACAAATGCGAGAAACAGAGCATTTTTGGAACTTTTGGGACACTGAATTCGATAAAGAAAAAGGCACCTTTATGGGTGAAGACTTTGCATTCTGTAAAAGATGGACAGACATTGGAGGTAAGATCTATGCCAATGTAGACGCTTATATAACCCACCACGGAGACTATAGTTATCGTGGAAGGTTTATTGACGAAGGCGAAAAAATTAAGTAAATTGTCCTAAATACGTATTACAGGAGAAATATGGATCCAATCACACAACTAGCCATGATGTATGCCATTAATACTGGCATAGGGGCATTACAAGGTAAACGAGGTTCTAATTTATTTAAAGGCGCTTTTGGCGACACAGCTATGCAGGCTCTGACCATGCAAGCGCTTGGCACAGGAAATTTCATGCCAGGAGGTAAAACACCTGCAGGAATGAATTTTGCTTCACGGTCTCAACCATCTTTAAGTGGTATGGACGCTCAAGATGCAATGTTATTTGAAGCAGCTGGGGGTCAACAGAATACAGTTGGTGGAAAAAATATATTTCAAAGAGCTGGTGAAGGTTTCGAAAAAACAGCAGATTTCTTTAAAAGAGATGTTACTTATAGAGCTCCAGATGGAAGTACAATGACAAGAACAGAAGCCGATCCTGTTAAAATAGGATTAGCAACGCTAGGTGGAGCTGGTGCTTTATATGGTCTTGGTGCATTTGATCCAAAAAAACCAGACGATCCAAAATATCCAGGATACAATAAATTTTATGCAGCAAATCCAGGCATGTTTATGCCTTATGACGATCCGGATATTGATCCAATAGATTACAGTAAATATCCAGAAGGATCACCTTATAGTAATATGAAAAAAGGTGGTATTGCATCTTTTGATGAGGGTGGTCCTGTAAAAAATATTGATTTAGATCCAGCAGAAATATTTAAAAAAATAATGATGGAAGGTTATAGACCAACACAAGAGGAAAAAGATGCTTTGGATAAATATCTTGCTGATAGAGAAAGTAAAAAAGCTGGCGGAATAATGTCATTACAAATGGGTGGCAGAGCCAGTAATATGCCAATAGAATCAGTAGAGGCATCAACTGCTGAAGAGATGGAAATGATACCTCCACCAATGGGCAGACCAAGTATTACACCAAGAGAAATGTTTCAACCAATGATGATGGCAAAAGATGGAGCTTTAGTTGATAAATTACCAAGCAAAACGAATACAGATGAAAACAATACAGCGAATTATAAAAGAACATCAGGTAAATTAGTTGTAGATGCAGCTGGTAAAGGTAATGAAGAAAAAGATACAATGTTAGCTCAATTAGCAGATGGAGAATTTGTTACAAAATCGAAAGCTGTTAGAGGAGCAGGTATAGCTATGGGTGCTAATCCAAAAGACAAACAAGAACAAAGAAAATTAGGAGCAAGATTTTTTTATAAACAGATGGCAGACTTTGATAAGTTAGCTAAAAGAATGTCTTCTTAATGGATTTATTTAGAGTATGGAAGGATGAAGAAATTGATAAAGTTTGGGTTTTTGTTGAAGACTATATACAAAAGTCTCTTGATCGATCTGGCGGTTATGCTGATCATCAAGACATTAAAGACAGGATTAAACAAAATCTTATGCAGCTTTGGATTGCGTGGGAAGAAGAAGATAGAAAAGTCTACGCAGTTGGAGTCACAGAAATTACACAATATCCAAAGTACAAAACTTTAAACTTTAGGATATTAACAGGAGAGAACATGGAAAAGTGGACACATTTAATACAACCAATAGAATCTTGGGCTAAGGGTGAGGGAATAAAAAAAATGGAGTTTTATACTAGACCAGGTTGGGAAAAAATTTTAAGTAAACAAGGTTATAAAAAATCACACGTGCAATTAGATAAATATATAGGAGGTCGAGCATGAGTAGCGGAGGCGGAGGTGGTGGGGGTAATGTACCTGCAAACACCACACAAGTTCAAACTATTAGAGAAGCCCCTGAAATAGAAGCAAGAAGATTAGGTTTAATGGATGCTGCAAAAGAACTAGCACAAAAAAAAACTACACCTCCTGCTTTTAGAATCGCACCAATGTCAACTGCAGAAACTGAGGCATTAACATTAGCAAGATCAGGTCCTGCGGGTGCACAAATGATTGCAGACTCAGCTTCAGCGTTAACTGATGCTCAAACAATTGCAGGTCAACAATTTACAGCTCAAAACGTACAAGCAGCAATGAATCCATTTATTCAAAATGTAGTAAACAGAGTAAGTGAAGATTATTTACAAAAAGAGAGAGATCTTGCTGCAAAAGCTGTTGCCTCAGGGAACTTTGGAGGTGGTAGAGAAGGAGTAGGTTTAGCTGAATTACAAAGGGGTAAGGCTGATCAATTAGGCTCAATATATGGAACTGGATTTCAATCAGCGTTAGGAGAATTACAAACTCAAAGATCTTTAGGTGTTGAGACTGCTTTAAATAGAGCACAAGGCTTAGGTGCTTTAGCTGGTCAACAACTACAGCAAAGAGAACAACAACTAGCAGGGCTGACGGGCACTGGTGGATTGCAAAGAGGCATAGCTCAAGCAGAACTAGAAGCAGCAAGACAAACAGAACTTCAAAGAATTCAAGAACCTTATCAAAGAGTTGCTTTTGTATCTGATATACAATCTGGAGTGCCAAGTGCATCTCAAGCAAGATTAACTCAATCTACTGCACCACAACCAAGTCCTTTAGGTCAAGCTATCGGAACTGGTTTAGGAGCGTATGCAGCGTTTAGGGGGTAACTAGACGTGATAAATAAATTAAGAAGAAAAGTAACAAGCAAAAAATTAAGTAACGGAGGTGGTATTAAATCTTTACCCTTACCGCCTAGCTCACCAAATGTACCTCAAGTATTTAATCAAGCGCCTTTGTTTTCTAAATTAGGATTACAACAAAGATTTGCTGCTTTACCTGGCTTCGTTAGAAAACCAGCCTCATTTATTGGAAGTACAATATTACCAAAAAATCCTTATATAAGAGCAGGAATATATGGAACATCCGCATTAACTGCTGCTGGTGGTTTTGATGGTTTGAATAGAATGTTAAATCCAGATGCACAAACAATAATAGATAGAATAAATAGTAGAAATCAAAATAATTTAGCTGATGGTAAATCAGTAACTTTACAAGAATTAGGAATCAGTCCTTTAGTAGATGCACAAAAAAAATTAGCTACAGATATAACTGAAGTAGCTGACGGATCTGTGCCCATTGAACCCGGAACTAATGTATTAGCTGACAGTGTTATAAATAGAATTCAAGATAACACCGGTATCACTTTACCTAAAGATGGTGGTGATATTGTAAGAGACGCAGATGCAAATGATGGTTTTTTATCTACGCCAGGACCTGAGAAAGGCGTTACTAATAATGAGCAAATTACAGAAGACTCATCAAACCCGCCTGACGGACCAGTTATAGATGCAACTGATGAAGAAATAGATACTGAGTACACGAATAGACAAAATCAAAATTCAACAGCTGATCAAACTTATTATGATAATTATTTTGCAGAAATTTTAAAAAGCGGTAGATCCGCTGAGGCATTAGCACTAGATGCTCAAGTAAGAGACATCATGGGACCTGAAAGTAAAAAATCAAAAAATTTATTATTATTACAATTAGCAGCTAACTTAGTAACCGGTAGAACTGATCAACCAGGTTTTAAAGGTTTTATTGATGTCTTAGGTCAAGCTGGAAAAGCTACAATACCCATGGCAATTGCTCTTGAAGAGCAAAGACGTGAAGATGAAAGAGAACTTAAAAAAGCTTTAATTAACGCTAGAGCAAAAAAACAAAGAAGCGATTATAAAAGAGGTAAGATAGAAGGATTAGCAGTTTTTCTTGATGAAAATGGAGAAAGAAGAAAAGGGCCTCTCAGATACGACAGTGATGGTAACGCAATAGTTACTGTAACAGACCCAAATGGTCAGAATCCAAGAGAGAAGATAGTCAATGGCAGAATTATTACAACTATGAAATTTCCTGATGCAAAACAAAAACAGGAAATTATTAGTGAAATTAGAATGTACTCTAGAGCCGTAAACGGTGCAAGAGAGGTATTAGATATTATAACTAGAGATCCAAGTATAACAGGTTCTCCTGGTACTGTAAAAAGAGCAATATTGAGAATCGGAGATATTGCAAAAGCTTATGCGGGTAAACTAGATTTTTCTGAGCTAAGGGCTGATTTAAATTTAGCTCAACAACATTTTGGAAACACAATGGCTGCTAACAGAAGTTTATATTCAAGTGAAGATGAATTTAACAAAGTGCTTGAGGCAGGTAACGAATTTTTTGAAAAACAATTAAAAGAACTAAGAGGAGTTCAAGGATCAGAATCAACTTTAGAACAACAAGCTAAAATAAGATCAATTCAATTATTTACTTCATACGCATTAGCAAATATTTTAAAAAACAAAGACAGACTGGCTGTGCAGGATATTAGAAGAGCTGAAGAGATAACTGAAAACTTTAAGTTATTAGGTTCACCCACTGATATTATTTTTGCATACAAAGAATTACAAGATCAATTGCAAGAAGCTTTAAGAGATAAAATTGAATTTGCAGATAGTATTGGTGTATCAGACGCTCAGATTAATCAGTTAAGATTTCAAGTTGAAGGTGACGCTGCTAAAAGAAAAAGATTAGATGAATCACTAGATCAATTTATAGCACAAGCATTAGATGGTTACACAAGTTTAGATGATTTATTAGATAAATTAAATTTTGATGAGTTACAAATTATTCAACAACAAGCAGAAGAGATGGGTCAACAGGCGGGATAATGAACGTAAAAGAATTAGAAAATATACTTAATAGTAATAGATTAGATTTAAGACAGTTAAATTCTGTCCAAAGATTATTTATAGATAAATTACAGAAAAAAGGGATAATTGAAACAAAACCCTTAGATACATTAGAAAAGGAACAACTAGAAGCTAGAGAAGAAGTAGCCAAGGAAAAAAATTTATACGCCGATCCAATCAAAGCCATGACGGCTGATAAATTAAATAGAAACAAAGTTGCAACATACACAGATATTGGTTTATTGATGGCGCAGTTGTTAATGGATAGAAAAAGATTAGCACAATTATTTTTAAACCCTAGTAAAGGTGCACAGGAATTAGCAAAAATTAAATCAACTTTTAAAAACCCTACTCTAAATAAGTTTGTAACTGGCTTAAAACAAATCGGTGCAATGACAAAAGGCAAAGGTGGATTAGCTGCATCTCAAGCATTAAGATCTGTTACTGCAGGAACAACAGGCTATGTTGGTGGAGCTTTAGCTTATGATACTGCTGATGAAATTGTGAGGGATCTGATGGATCTGAAAGGTAAGGTAGGTGATAAAACTTACAAAGAGATGATGGGTAATAATCAATTAGTAAGATCATTAGATGATTTAAGATATGGTTTAACTTTCAATGCAGGAGCAGAATTGTTAGGACCCTTGATGTCAGGCTCTGCTTACCTTCTTAGAAGAGGATTTGGACTAGAGACGGAGTATTCAAGAGCATTAGCTAATATAGCAAAAACTAACAATTTAGATGCAACTTACATAATGTTAGCAGATCCTAAAACTGTGGGCGGTAAAGTTTTAAAAACTATAAATAGAGTTTTCGGGCAATTACCAATTGTTGGAGGACCAGCTGCTAAAGCACAATTAGATGCCATAAACAAATTTAATCAAATGTCACAAAAAGCGTTTAACATAGCACCTGGTATGCATTTAGCGACCGCTGCATCAGCTTCAGAAAAAGCAGCTAATCAAATATTAAAAAGATATGAAAAATTTAGACAATTGAATGATATTAATTATAACAGAGCAATTGATCTTGCTAAAAGTTTTGGTGACCCAAGATTTATAGATTTAACAGAAGTTGGTAAATTGTTAAGAGCCATGGAAAGAGACGCTCTTACACCACCAGAAGTTAAATTAGCATTTACTCAAGTTGAAGCTTTAAAAACACCACTAGGAAATTTTATTGATTCTTACAAAAAATTAGTTGGTGCTAATAGACCAATATCAATCACAGAATATATTGAATTAAGAACTTTATTAAATCAATCTACCTCTCAAATGTTTAAGAATGATCCACAAGTTGCAATTTATACCAAACTTCAAACAGCATTAGAACAAGATTTTGCTAGAGCAAATCTTGATGTTGGAAGAGAAATATCTTTAAGATTTCCTATTCAAAATTTAGATGTTATAACAAAAACTGGAGACGCAGTTCAGGCTGAAGTTAAATCTACAATGGGGCAAACAGGATTAGGTAATAATGAAAAGAAACAAATAAAAGAGGCGATAGAAGATGCATTTAGTTTTTATGCAAACAATGTCAAAACATTTGAATCAAGAACTGCAAGAATTGCATCTAAATTTGATGAAAATGCTTTATCACTTAAACAAATTCAAGGTTTTGTAGACGCTGGCTCGTTAGAAAAAGATCAAATATTAAAAACTTTAAGTAGAAATATTTTACAACTTAAAAGTGGATTTAGTTTTGACGCTGTAACAGATTTACAAAAATTATTAGATGCAGATGTTTATAAAGTGAAAGCCATAACTGATCCTTCAGGTGCAACAATTTATAAACCTGAACTAATAAAAAGGGGCAGTAAAGAAGGTAATAAAACATTAGAAGATTTATGGGGAGCACATGTTGGAGATGCCTACCAATTATCTTTTAGAGAAATAGAAAAAGATAATTTTCAAACTTGGATTAAACAATTATTGTCTAGAGAATCAGCGCAAGCTCAGTCCTCTGGCATTTATAAAAATTTAGACGAACTTCAAGGTCCAAATGGATTACCCATAAGAAATATAGAAAAAGGTAATTTAAGATTTGAACCAGATATATTTAGAAAATTAGTATTACCAAACGAAGCAGCAGCTACACAATTTAGAATTATTTTCGGACCACAAAAAGCAAATAAAATGTTGAAACAATACGATGAACTTTTAACATACATGGATTCAGTTAAATCATATGTAGTGCCAGATCCCTCTACATTTTTAGCGAGAAGATTAGTTTTAACAGGAGGTGCCACTGGATCTTTTTATGGTATGGGAGTTCTACCTACATTTATAATGTTACTTATGGGTAGATATGCAAATAAGATTTTATCAAATCCAAAAGCCATGGATGTAATCAATAGTGAGTTTAAAAACTTTTTAGAGGCACCTGGTAAATACGGAGCTTTCTCAACTCAAACAAGATTTTCATTAGCTAAATTAGGAAATTATTTTTTAAGACCAGAAACAGGTAAAGAATATGATGCAAGTGACATATCTATGATGGACATGCATGAGTTTTTTAGAAATTCAAACACACCTGTTACATCGTTAAAAGATTTAAATATGGAAAAAGAAGAATCAGACAATCTTTTTCCACCTATGACTAATGATGAATATCTAGCAAGTTTGAATGATTTACCACCACCTGATGATTTATTTGCAAGAATAGGTGGTATGCCAGCTAATCAAGAAGAAGAACAAATGATGACTGCTGCATTAAATCAATTACCAGATGATGCTCCTATAACACCAACAACTTTACCTAGACAACAAGGTTTAAGGATACCTGGACCTGGAGTTACACCTATTGATTACTCTGCTTTATTTCCTTTTGATCCTGTTGGTAATTTAATAGCATCTAGAAAGGGTCCAAGAAATGCCTAAGACAGCTGAGTTAGCACATAATAGAATTGATAATCATGAAAAATTATGTCGAATCATGCAGAAACAAACTCATGATAAAATATCTGATTTACAATCACAAGTTACTAGAATTGAAAGAATATTAATTGGTATAGCAGGTGGAGTAATAATCGGTCTATGCACATTAGTTTTTTCTTTACTTAACACACCATTATGATACGACTTCATTTGTGAAGGTCGTCAGCAAATATAACTACAAACAATACACTCGGACAACGGACCGGGGACGAAGAGTTTATCTAGATGGTAAGGAAAAACTACCATCGGTAACAACTATATTATCAAAAACCAAAGTAGAATCTGACGGAATTAAGGCTTGGAGAGAGCGAGTTGGAGAGGCAGAAGCACAGAGAATCATGAAAGAAGCTGCTGCTAGAGGCTCAGAGATGCATGAAATGTTAGAAAGGTACGTACACTCAAATAAGTTCGATACGCCTGCCCACGATGCTCCTATAGCCCATAAAATGGCAAATTTAATAATATCTAAGGGTTTTATATATTTAGATGAAGTTTGGGGTATTGAGCAGAATATAATATATCCAGGAGAATATGCAGGAACCATTGACTGTATTGGATTATATAAACAAAAACCTACAATTTTAGACTTCAAACAGACAAATAAACCTAAACGAGAAGAATGGATAGAAGATTACTATCTTCAATTAGCTGCTTATATATGCGCTCACGAAAAAGAGTATGGTGAGATAAACGGTGGCACTATTTTGATGGCTTCAACTGGCTTAGTGTTTCAAGAGTTTGATATTAGCGGTAGTAAACTTGATGAGTATAAAGATAAGTGGTGGAAAAGACTAGACGATTTTAAAACCAATCACGGACAACCTCGCCAAGAGTCTTCGCAGAAAGTCTAAATTTAGTATCTAAAGCTTGTAATATTTTTTCATCAATTGTTTTTTCTGCAACGAAATCAATATATGTTACTTTTTGATTTTGACCTATCCTATGAGCTCTGTCCTCTGATTGAACTCTATGTTCTGCATTATAACTATTAGAAAAATATACAACTATACCAGCAGCAGTTAGTGTTATACCCATACCACCTGTAGATGGATTACCAATAAAAAACCTACACTTAGGATCATTTTGAAATCTTTCTATTGCTTCTGTTCTTTGATCAGATGTTGTCTGCCCATAAAATGTTACAACAGATTCAACACCAAATTTTTTTTCTAAAGCTTTTTTGATTTGTTCAATGTTGTAAACATAAGTTGCCCAGATAATAATTTTTTGATCAGTTTCTTCACATATTTCTATAAGTGTATCTAATCTATTATTTTTAACATCTTGAATCTCACCTTCTCTGCTTTTAAAATAACCACAAGTTATTTGATGTAATCTAAGTATTTCTGTGACTACATTTGTTACAGTAAGTTCTTTACCTTTTAAATTTGCTCTAGCTTGTGTTCTAATATCTCTATATAAAATTTTTTGTTCATCAGTTAAAGGTATGCCTCTTTTAACATAAAGTTTATCCGGCAGATCCAAACATTCCTTTTTAGTTTTTCTATATGCAAAGTTTTTTAGTTTAGCTTCTATCTCTGCAAGATTAGTGAAACCAACAGGAACATTGATTTGTCTACCACCTAAATATAAAGTTTCAAAATGACAATATCTATTTCTAAAAGCAACTATTGAATTAAATCCGAGATGTTTTGGATCTAAAAAATTACATTGCGTGTAAAGATCTAACGGATTTTTAGGTGTAGGAAATCCTGACAATATCCTTCTATATGATGAATACTTCCTTAGTTTAATAATATTTTTAGTTCTTTTAGCTTGATAGTTTTTTACACATGTTGATTCGTCTACAGCGATTAAAACATTATTTCTTTTACAAAATTCTTCTGCCCAAAAGATACCCTTTTCTCCTGATAAAGCTTCAACATTAATAACAAAAATCTTTAATTTTATTGCAGGCTTCAACATAAAATCTACAAGCTTTTGTCTTACAGTGGTGCTTTTCCACAACATCATGTCGTATTCTACGTTTAAATGTTTAGGTATTTCTGTGTTATACCACACGGTATATACTGACTTAGGTGCTATTATTAATGCACCGTTTATCATGTTCTGTGATCTTAAAGCACCAATGTTATCTAACAAAACTTTTGTTTTGCCAGTACCCATCTCCATAAATAATGCGTAACTTTTCTTATCCCAACATTCTGTTAATGCTTCTTTTTGATGAGCAAAAGGCTCAGTCTTAAAATTATATTTAGTTACCATCTCCCATGGTAATAAAATACTTGACAATAAAAATCAATAGTTTATTTGTATCCGTGGAGGTCGATTATGGCAAATAAACTAGACATACAAGAAGTGTCTGGTGCTTTCAAAATGGAAGCGTCAGACGAACAAGTCAAAACGATTTCAGCGAAGTGTGTAGAACTTCAGGAAAAAGAAAAAGAGATAGCGAACATCGAAGAGCAGCTAAAGAAAGCTAAAAAAGATGCTTTGTTTTTATCTGAGGAAACTATTCCTAATCTATTACAGGAAGCTGGCGTAACATCGTTAGACTTGGCCAACGGCACATCAGTAAAAATAACACCATTCTATGGTGCTAGAATATCAAAAGATAGACAAGAAGAAGCGTTCAAATATCTACGTGATAATAATCACGCAGATTTGATTCGTAACAATGTAGGTGTATCTTTTACTGCTGGTGATGATGCAAAAGCTCAACAGGTTCTGGAGCTTTTGAAGGAGGCAGGACATAGACCCGTTCAAAAACAAGAAGTGAACGCGATGCAACTTAAGCAGTGGGCACGTGAACAAATCGAAAAAGGTGTGACAGTGCCTGCGGATTTGTTTAACATCTATGTAGCTAATAGAACTAAACTAAAGACGAAAGAGAAAATATAATGGCGAACGGAAAACAAAAACAAGTGGCTCCTAAACAATCGTTTAGTATAGCCAGTGTGGCTGAAGACCTTGGTGAAAAAGGTTTTGAGAACATGGGTGCAAAAGACTTAGCTCTACCATTTTTAAAAGTGCTTGGTCAATTGTCTCCTCAAGTAACACAAGGTGATCCAGAGTTCATTGCAGATGCTAGACCTGGAATGATCTTCAATAGTGTGACCAAAGATTTATTTGATGGTCAGAAGGGTATTGAGATTGTGCCTTGTTATTATAAGTTAGAATACTTAGAATGGCCTGATAGACAAGAGGGTGCAAACGCCCCAGTCAATACATATCCTGCTGACTCTGATATTCTATCACAGACTACAAGAGATGATCAGAACTTGGATAGATTACCAAATGGTAATTATGTTCAAGAAACTGCTTCACATTTTGTGTTGAGAGTTGAGAATGGTACACCTCAAGAGACTGCTTTGATGAGCATGAAAGCTACTCAAAGAAAGAAGTCTAAGATGTGGAACTCTATGATGAGAAGTATAAAGATTAAGCGATCTGACGGTCGAGGTTTTTATACACCTGGTATGTTCACGCAGAGATATCTGCTTACAACTGTTCTTGAAAAAAATGCAAAAGGTTCTTGGTATGGTTGGAAGATAGCTCACATAGGTGACGTGGAGAATCAAATGACACTTGATGCTGCCATGGCTTTTTATGATAGCTGTCACAAGGGTAATGTTAATGTGAAATATGAGAACGACACACCGACCGCGAAACCAGTAGCCGATGCAACTAACAATGAAGGAAGACCAACTGGAACACCCTTCTAATGTTAGACAAATTCAAGGAGCTGTTTTGCGGACTTGATGTAGCTTACGGAGAATACTATCTCAACGGAGAGCGAGATCATAAGACCGGAAAAGAAAAGGGTAGGGCCACAACTAAACGTGGCCCTGTCACTAACGAATTATTCCAAAGACATTTAAACGGAGAAATAAATTTAGGTATCATACCTATTAGATCCGATAATATGTGCACTTGGGGGTGCATAGACGTAGATAAATACGATATAGATTTTAAAAATTTAATTAAAGAATTTAGAAAAAAAAATTATCCATTAGTGCCTTACAGATCTAAATCTGGTGGCTTACATTTATTTTTACATACAAGTGAATTAGTTAGTGCATCAGATATGATTGATAAACTGCATGAGTTAGCAGCAGATCTTGGTTTATCAGGTTGTGAGATATTTCCTAAACAAAGAAAGATTATGGTCCATAAAAATGACCTTGGTAACTGGCTTAACATTCCTTATCAACAAGCTGCAAGAACAACAAGGCATGCCATTTATGATAATGGTATGGGTGTTCCTATCTCAGAGTTTTTTGATTGGGTACAAAAATATAGAATAAATCTTAAACAATTTCATGGAATAGTTATTGCATCTGATGGGTTTCCTGTTGAAGAAGAGTTTGATCAGTTTCCACCATGTTTACAAGCTTTGATTAGAAACGGCTGTGCCGATGGCTTTAGAAACAATGCATTAACTGGCTTTGCAACATTAGCTAAGAAAAGAAACCCTGAGGGTTGGCAAAAAGAAGTTTGGGAACGTAATGAAGGATTTACTCAGCCATTACCTGCAAGAGAAGTCCAGGCGCTAATCACACAATATGAAAAAAAGGATTATCAGTACAAATGCACAGACGCACCTTTAAAAAATCATTGTAACTCAGCAATATGCAAAACTCTAAAATACGGCATAGATGGTGTAGATTACATGCCAACTATAGATTCTTTTCAAGTTCTTAAAACCAAACCACCTATTTATTTTTTAACAATAGATAAAAAGACCGTTGAGCTAACAGGTAAACAACTTAACCAACAACAGCTTCTCTCTGAACAATTGTTTGATCAAGCCGACATAGTTTGGCAAAAAGTAAAAGATAAAGAATACAGAGTCTTTTTAAATAAACTTAAAGCAATGCAACAACCAATTGAAGGTTATGATGAAAGTAATGAGGCAGAAGAAGAGTTTAAAGATACAATGATACAGTTTACACAAGAAACACAACAAGCAGATAATGCATCACAAGTTGAAGCAGAGATGTGGTTCTTACATGAGAAAGTTATTGTTTTTAAATACAGAACTTTTGAAAAATTTATTAAAAAAAATGATAAGTCGGCTAAAAAATTTGAAATAATTAGTATGCTTAAAAAGAATGGCTGCACTAAATATGATTACTATGATAAACTTAAATTAAAATATGTGTGGTTATGTAGAAAGATTGATGAACCAATAATCGAGAGATCTAACATAGCTTTCAAACGACAACAGGCACCTTTTGAAAAACCGAACAGTTAAAATATTTGGTCCTCCAGGCACTGGTAAAACCACAACTCTTTTAAATAGATTAGATAAATGGTTTTCACGAGGTATCATGCCAAGAGAAGTTGCTTATCTTTCTTTTACAAATAAAGCGGTTAAAGAGGCGAAGGCTCGTGCAGAGAAAAAGTTTCCTGATTGTAATGATGATGACTTAACTAATTTTAGAACGATACATAGTTTTTGTAGAAAGTTTAGACAATCTATCCCTGTGATAGATCCTGAAGTAGACATGATAGAGTTTGCACAAAACTTAGGCATGGCTAAACCTGCGTATGAAACTTATGATGGTGTTAGAGTATTTAACGATTGGTCATTAAGAGTTTATGATAAATCTAGAAATAGATTAATCACACCTGAGCAACAGTTTTTATCTGAAACATTTAAACGTGCATCACTACCAAGATATAAATTAATTTACGAACAGTATGAGTTATTTAAACAAGATCATAGAGTTGATTTTACAGATATGATTACACATTTTATAGATCACGAGAAAGCACCACATTTAAAGATATTAATTATTGATGAAGCGCAGGACCTGACTCCTTTACAATGGAAGATGGTGCATAAGTTATCTAAAAGTTCAGAGAAAATTTACATAGCTGGTGATGATGATCAAGCGATATTTGAATGGAATGGAGCTGATGTTAGAGATTACATAGAGTTTCCTGGTAAAGAATATATTCTTACTCAGTCACATAGAATACCTAAAATAATACATGACTTCAGTTCATACATTTCAGATATGATTAAACCAAGAGTTACAAAAGAATTCTTACCGTCAAGAAAACAAGGGACTATTTTAACTTACTCTAAATTTAAAGATGTTGGTCAAGCGATAGAAGATTCAAAAGGCGACTGGCTTATACTTGGTAGGACTCAAGAGATTGTTAGAGAGCTTGAAGATGAGGCTAGGAGGTATGGTTTATTTTTTAAAAATACAAAAGGCAAAACGTCATTTGATATAAACAAGTGGAACGCTATAAAATACTGGAATAAATTAATGAATAATGGTGTTGTATCTAAGGAAGAAGCTGGTATAATATACACTTATGTTAATGAGATCGCATACGGGTGGAGATCCATTGAAAGCAAAAGATGGATGAACATCCAAGACTCCGGGCAACTCTCTTTAGATTTTTTAAGGACGTTTGCAGGTTTAACGGCAGATCCGGGACCATGGCAAACAGTATTCAACAAAAACTTTCCAGAAAAAGATAAATTTTATTTTGATAAGATATTAGAAAACAATTTAGATTTGGACATGGCATCAAGAATAACAATAGATACGATACACTCTGTAAAAGGTGGTGAGGCAGATCATGTTTGTTTATTTGAAAAAGCAAATTGGCCTGCACATTTTGGACACAAAGTGGGAATTGCTAGAAGCTCTGAGGCAAGAGTATGGTATGTTGGTGTTACAAGAGCAAAACAATCACTACACATACTTAGGTCTGACCATCAGTATTACTTCCCATTGGCAAGATTGAATAATCAGTTTATAAAGGATAATCATGGTAGTAGCTAAAGGCGATTGGGATTATTCGGGAGAACCTAAATTAAGGATTCTATCTTTGGGAGCTGGGGTGCAATCTTCAACAATGGCACTCATGGCCAATGAGGGAGCCTTTGGCCCACTACCTGACTATGCAATATTTGCTGACACAGGTTGGGAACCTAAAAAAGTTTACGAACATTTAGAATGGTTAAAAACACAACTCAATTACCCAGTCATTATTTGTAAAAATCATTTAAAATCAGGAAGCATAAAAGAAGATATTATAAATGAGATTAGTAAAGAGAAAGGTTTTTTACACATACCTTTTTTTGCAAAAAACACAGACACTGGAAAGATAGGTATTGGACCAAGGCAATGCACCAGAAATTATAAGATAACACCTATTAATAGAAAAATAAGACATCTCATTGGATTAAGAGATAGACAAAGATTTCCAAGAAGTATTTGGGTAGAAGTATGGGTTGGTATATCTACAGATGAAGCAATGAGAATGAAACCATCTAGAGAAAAATGGATCAAAAACATATGGCCATTAATAGATAAGAACATGTCCAGGCAGGCTTGCCTAGACTGGTATGATGGTAAAAATTATAGAACACCAGCTAAGAGCTCATGTATTGGATGTCCTTATCATGACAATACTTTGTGGAATGAAATTAAAAAAGAATCACCAGAAGAATTCGAAGAAGCATGTAAGATTGATGACATGATGAGACATTCAGCTAATAATAAAAATATCGAAAGATACCTACATAGACGGGCAGAGCCTTTAAGATCCATAGACTTTGATAAATTGTTGCAAAAGAAGAAAAAAGATGATCAACTAGATTTATTTAATAATGAATGCGAAGGGATGTGTGGGGTCTAAAAAGAAAGCTTTAGATTATCAAGAAGGTGGAAAGCATTATGTTCAACATGCTATTCAACCTGTTGTGTATTGTATGAAAAACAAATTAAATACGATCGACTCAAACATAATTAAATACGCAACAAGACGTAAGCCTGGAGAGACAGCAGAACAAAGATATAATAAAATAATTCATTACGCTAAACTTGGAATAGAGTTAGATGAGCAATCAAATTAATTTTACTTTTCAAGAATCTGATTGGACTCCACCAACCAGTTTTCCTAACCTAAAAGAAGCAAAGGAAATTGCGATAGACTTAGAAACTAAAGATCCATTTATTAAAGAGAAAGGACCAGGATGGGCTACAAATCAAGGTAACATTATTGGTGTTGCTGTAGCTACAGAATCATTTAAAGGTTATTACCCAGTTGCACACGAAGCTGGTGGTAACATGGACATGATGATGGTTATGAATTGGGTGCAAGATATTTGTAGATCTAAAGCCACAAAAATATTTCATAATGCATCTTATGATATTGGTTGGCTAAAAGCACATGGTGTAACTGTGTACGGATCTATTGCTGATACTATGATAGCTGCAGCTTTAATTGATGAAAATAGATTTAGATATAGTTTAAATGCTTTATCAGTTGATTATTTATCTGAACTTAAATCAGAAGCAGGTTTACGTGAAGCAGCAGAGGACTGGGGTATCGATGCAAAAGGTGAGATGTTCAAATTACCTGCTAAATTTGTAGGACCTTACGCAGAACAGGATGCAGTTTTAACATTCAAACTTTGGCAAAGATTTAAATCAGAAATACATAAGCAAGATCTAAATGATGTTTGGGATCTTGAAATGGAACTGTTACCTATTTTATTGCATATGAGATCACATGGTGTGAGAGTTGATCTAGAAGGTGCAGACTTATTAAAAAAAGAATTTTTAGAAAAAGAAAAGGATGCGCTGTTTAAAATTAAAAAAGCTGCGGGTATAGATATAGATATATGGGCGGCACGATCTATAGCTAAAGCTTTTGATAAGTTAAAGATTAAATATCCTTTAACTGAGAAGACTAAAGAGCCTTCTTTTACTCAAAACTGGCTAACAAATTGTGAAGCTCCTATAGCTAAGTTGATTCGTGAAGCGAGAGAAGTTAATAAATTTCACTCTACTTTCATCGATTCAATATTTAAATTTGAACATAATGGGAGGATTCATGCAGAAATAAACCAACTTAGGGGTGATGCAGGGGGAACCGTATCCGGAAGGCTCTCTTATGCACACCCAAATTTGCAGCAAATACCAGCTAGAAACAAGGACCTTGGACCTAGGATCCGATCACTATTTTTACCCGATAAGCGTTGTAAATGGGCATCTTTTGATTACTCACAACAAGAGCCAAGATTAGTAGTACACTATGCTTCAAGTATAGGCTTTAATGGCTCTGAGGAGCTCATAGAGGCCTATCAAAACGAAAATGCGGACTTCCACCAGACTGTAGCTGATATGGCAGGTATACCACGATCTCAGGCCAAAACTATAAATCTTGGTATATTTTATGGTATGGGTAAAAATAAATTATCTAGAGAACTTGGAATTGATAAATCACAAGCTGAAACAATATTACGAGAGTATAATGCGAAAGTTCCATTTGTTAAACAGTTAGCAAACAGAGCTGCTGAATCTGCAGACAAGAATGGTGCGATCTGGACGCTTAAAGGTCGTAAATGTAGATTTGAACAATGGGAACCAAGTTCTTTTGGTTTACATAAACCTACAAATTTTGAAGACGCAGTTAATAAATATGGAAAAAACAATATTAAACGTGCGATGACTTATAAAGCTTTGAATAGATTGATACAAGGATCTGCCGCTGATCAAGTTAAACAAGCAATGATAGACTGCGCAAAGAAAAATTATTACCCTGCAATACAAATACATGACGAACTTTGTTTTAGTATACCAAATGAAAGATTAGAGCCAGCTGTAAATGAGATAAAAGGTGTCATGGAATTATGTATCCCTGAGTTGAAAGTCAAATCAAAAGTAGATATAGCTACGGGTATGAACTGGGGCGATGCAGATGGTAAAAGTGAATGAAACACTTAATTTAGGTTTTTGCACAAAGTGTAAAGAACACACACATTTTAACTATACACAAAAAGATAATTACTTTTCATGTTCAATTTGTGAAGGATTATTTGAACAAAAAATAAACGGAAAAGTCCTTTATAAAGAAGTCGATATTCCTGGATTAATAATTAACGGTGATTAATCTTCAATATCTAATTCTAATTTTACTTTAACATCTTTTACACATTGATCATTAATTTTTGTTTTTAATTTTTTAATGTCAATGTCGATCCATTTCATATCTGGAGTAACTTTATTTTGTGTCATTGCCTGCGCTGCCCATTTGTGCTCCAGTTCCAACTTTTTTTGTATCATTTGTTGTAGACTCATTTTTTATCTCCTCAAAAGTTGTGAAAGACTTTTTGGGATCTCTGAAGTCACCACCTATTGAAAGTTTTACCCTTTTTTTATCCAACTCTTCAGCCATCAAACGCTGAGCATCTTCATCATTTTCCGCATTTACAATGTGTTCAAAGTAAACATTGAAAGCCCAGCATTTAAACCGATAAGCTTTCATGGGTGGATTATATGCATTTTTATCGTTTCCTGTCAAGTCACAACCTTAGGCTTTTTTGGCGGAATTATGACCTTAATACAGTCAAATTTTATGTAGATTTCGTGTTGATTTACCTCATCAGGGCCTATTTCTTTGATTTTTCTGCTAGATTCAGCATACCCAGTTACCATACATTCATAAGCTGAGGGAAACTTTGTGTCAAAAGTATGAGGTGGCAAACATATATTTGCAACACCACTACACATTACAACTGTTAAAAAAAACTCCATTAATTAACCCTATACTTTTTTAGATCTAATGTAAATAATACTTGATTTGCGTGGGAGATATAATATATTCATGGGATATTAACAAGGATGGTAACATATGGATAAAGCACAAATAACAGAAAAAATAGAAATACTATTAAAGATGTTATACACGAGTGGTCAACTAGATGGCTTAGACAAGTCCAAAAAAATTTTTGCGGGCGAGCCGTCTGAATCGGAAAGTGTGGGATCTGACCCACACCCAACACTACCACCAATAAAACCATGGAATGCAAAATCATTTACGATTAGTATCAATGAAGAAAATGATACCGTGGAGTTTAAGGTGGATGGTGAGTTGAGAAACAAACACACATCAAAGGCAGCAGCAATAAAGTTTGAGCAGCTCTTGATGCATGTTAAAGATCAACTTGCTAGTTGGAACGCAACCAAACCTGATTGGCAAAACTAATGAGTAGGTTTGAAGGCGAAATAGAATATCACTGCAACTGGAAAGTATTTTCTCTTGCAGTGAGTAGTGTGTTGAAGGATGTGCCTTTGATAAAACCTGATGGTAGTTCTTTAGATAAAGATGACTATCGTTGGAAACATGCTGTTCGTAGGTTAAAAAATTTAGTTTATGAACCAACTGGCACAGACGCAACATATCGTTTTTTTGATGATGACTCTGCAAATCAAACTGTTAATGCAGAGTTAGAACGAAGACGTAATAGTAAACTGACACCATGATTATAGCTGCTGGATTATTAAAAACTATTTTAATTATAAGTTTATGTGTAGGAATTTTTTTACCTAGATTTAGCTTATTAATTCTAGTGGCTTTGTTATGGTATTTTATGTAAAGGAAAAAATGGAAGATAATAATATAGCCTGGAGTTGCCCTAAACATGGTAAAGAAATGTATTTCACAATCAAAGCTCAAGAGAAATTGTTTCCTGATAATTATGTTTATGTTTGGTTCACCGATGGTGAGCAAAACGAAAAGATGTGGGTAAGAATTACAAAAGGTGATCGTAAAAAAGGTGTGGGCAAAATAAATAATGTACCTATTCTAGTTGGTCTGGAACTGGGTGACATTGTTAAATTCAAAACCAACAAAGAAGGGATAACTTATGGATATAAATAAATGGAAATCGGTGGCCGTGAGAAAAAAATCACACACCTTATTGCAAGCGTTATGTTTAAAGGAATATCGTAAGCCTGCAGAGTACATAGAACTTCTGATCGATAAAGAAGTTGTAAGAAGAGCGAAAGAGAGAGGTATGACTCCTGATGCTTATCAGACTAAAATAATGAAGGATATGGAGAAGAATGGTGGTAAAAATGGCAGACGAAAGTAATTGTAGTATTTGTAGTGGCAATCATTATGTCGCTAAAGTAAAACCAGTGGGTGAGCCAACTCTTTACTTGTATTCCGATGAAAATAACTATATCAATTGTCCAATATGCGTCACAGAAAAAGACGAGACCACGGACAACGGACCAGCAGCGGAATTCAAATGATAGGAGGCAGCTTCATCAATGAGTTACCATCATCGATCTTCCAAGGAACTGTCTCCTGTCAGAAACAGGAGCGATGCATACAGAATACGAGTCAAAACCGACTAATGCTGAAGGACGATTATGGAAAGCTGTCATCTACAGAGCTTTCGATGATATTTTCTATAGGGGTATTGAACATACCCTGGTAGTAGCAAAGAAGACTGCTAAGTCATGGTTCTTAAAAAATAGTGAGGACTTCAAACTTGTTTGCATGTTTGCTTCGTACGAGCCCGAGTACATTCAAGATAAATTTTATAAATTAAAAGTTAAGAAAGAGTATGAATATACACAACCACAAATAACTTATTTAAAACAAAGGGAGCGATATTTAAATGACAATAGAAGGTGATTCAGGAGATTATGATTTATTATCAGCGTGGTCAGACAAAATAGCAAAAAGATTTGCAAAAAAACCAGCCATATTAACAGCAGAAATAGGTGTACGTAAAGGCCTTGGTTCAAAATTAATAATGAATTACGTAAGAGGTGCTTACAAAAATGCACATTTTCACATAGGTATTGATCCATATGGTGATCTTAAATACGAGCATTATGATAAAGGTGAGGCAGTAACCATGGATTATAACCAAAAAATGTTAAGTGAATTAAAAAAAGATTTTGCAGAAGAAAAAAGATTTACGTTGTTTAATACTACAGATGAACATTTTATGGATAAGTATTTTTGGGGTGTAGAATTCTTTGATGAAGGTAAACAATATTTGATAAACGAGTATGCGCTCGTACACTTTGATGGTCCACATAAAACATCAGATGTGTTAGTTGAAGCTGTATTTTTTGCTAAACGATCTGCACCTGGGTCAGTATTTATTTTTGACGATTGGAAGACTTATAAATCATCGGTAGTTAGAGATTGCATGAGAGAGTTTGGTTTTGAGTTTATTTCTAATGGTCAAAGAAAAATGGTAATGGAGAGAACAGATGGTTGATACACAATGGAAGGAAATTAGTGCTGAAGAATTTGCAGCTAATCCTAAAAAAGATCCTGAGAAAGAGGCATTGTACGCAGAAGTCAAAAGATTAAAAAATCTTAATGAAAAATTACAAAAAGATATTCATCATAAAGATTTAGAAATTGGTAGACTTATGTCAAAAGTTAAAGTATAGAATTAATAGTTTTTTTTCTTAATCGAAAAAACTCCTTTCTTGAGGGTGCCAAAGCTAGCGTGGAGGCACCCTTGCATATCATTTAAAAATCATTATAGTATTGTCTGGAGCACCGGATCCACCACACCACTCCGGTGTTCCTAATGTTTCACGTGAAACTTTTTCTTCCCTATATAGATACTTTGAAGTATACACAGCTTAAAATTGTTTTTACCCTAATAGTACCCAGAAACACAGAAAACAGACTATTATTGTTGTATATCAACGATAATATTGTCATGATACTACCCAGAAAGAACACAGAATTTCATACTACTAGAGGACTGGCAACCTTTTAGTTGCTGTGTTATATATTTAGTTATAATAATCTATATTAGGAATCAAAAGTGAATAGAACAGGTTTAACCATAGCTAATAGCAAGAAAACTCACTTGCATTTAACTCCAAAGCAAAGAACATTTGCTGAGGTATATGTAGCTAATTATCCAAATATCACAAAAAAAGAGGCAGCTAAACAAGCAGGTTATTCCGAGCCCACCTGCGAGAAATGGGGATCTGTTCTGACTAATCCTGAGAAGTCACCTCACGTAGTATCTTACATTGAAGAGATGCGAGAAAAGGGTATTGCACATTTTAAAGACTTCTTGAGACATTTAAAAAGACTTGATTCAATGTCCCGTAAAGCAGAGGAGAAGGGGCAGTTTTCAGCAGCAGTAAACAGCGAGTTCAGGCTGGGCCAGGCAGCAGGTTTCTACATCGACAGGAAAGAAATCAAAACACAGAATTTATCAGCATTGAGTAAGGATGATCTAATTAAATCTATTGAGGAGCTAGCAGATGAACTTGGCGAGAAAAAAACTGTCGAGATTACAGCAGACGAAGCTGAAATCATTGAAGACGAAGTATCAGAAAACTAATCGTTTCACAGATTTTTTAGCGGTTTTAAATTTTATAGATAGCGTAGGTCATATAAGTACACATGTAGGAGAGGTCAAAATTAATGCGGAAGAAAATTAAGATTGGTTACGACAGTGTTGATATTAAGTTTATAGATTTTAAAGATAAATCTATGATGGGTGAGTATGATTCAGCTACTAAGACTATAAGAATTAAAAAAGATTTACAGCCAGTTGAGAAAGGTAATACTTTGTTTCATGAAATCATGCATGCTGCCTTAGACTTTTCAGGTATGTCTGGTGAAGGTGGTCCACTTGATAATGAGAAAAAAGAAGAGCTTACAGTAAATGTTTTGACAAATGCGTTCGTGCAAGTTATCAAGGACAACAAGTGGTTCTTACCTTATCTTGAACAACTCATTAATGGAGAAAAAAATGTCACTTGGTCCAGAGGCAAAGTTATGGCGAGACGTAAGAAAAGCATTAAAAAACGTACACGCAGTAAGAATTGAACATAGATATTTACCTGGGATTCCTGATGTAAATTGTTGTTATAAAGGCTTTGAGTTTTGGTTAGAACTTAAGGTAAGTAAAGGTAATTACATTGGACTGTCTAAGTTTCAAAAAGCTTTTATTAACGAGAGAACTAAACATGGAGGCAAAGTTTTTGTCTTGGCCCGACCCCTCACGGGTTCGGTCATAAAGGTTTTCGATTCTGCTACGTTGGACCTCGATCCGAAATCCCGTAATCCCGTTATGGAAATCGATCAACCCTATGACTTTACTAAGTTACTGGAGCTGGCTGCCAGCGCCGGATCCGAAGATGTAGCGTAATCACTAAATCCCGTGTTCCCGTTCCCGTTGTCCTACCACATGTTGTGGTTTTTTAAATACATCAGAAGCAACGTCCGCGGGCCCCGCGCGAGAATCTGGTGAACATTTCCAATATGTGGTTTCCCGTGATGATGTCAGACACATCTGCTTGTAGTTTTTGTTTAATGAAATCAGGATCTGGCCATCCAGTCCCCAGGAAGCTGTGCTGGTAATCCCATTCCCGTTATCAAGGAAAACCTTATCCTCTCGGTGAGGTTAAATAAAAACACCGGATCTGGCAGGTCCTGGTGTCAGCTGGAGCTCTTGACTTTTCGGGCAGGATAGATTATATACGTGATGGTAGCTCATTAAGATTTCATACATTTCAACTGTGTGGCTCCTGTTTCTTGGTGGGCTGCCGTAAGGAGGATTCCCGTTCCTATGTTGAGCGCAATGATATTTATAGGTTTTTTATGTATGCTGGGCAGCGGCCCTGGCCGCCTGGCGTTTTTGCTGATCCTTCAAATTTTACTTTGGTCAAATTTTAATTAATTTAGTTCTTGACTTTTTTAAAACACATCTTATATTCATGGGATAACAAAGGAGTCATATGAACGAAGAAGATATAAAAAAACTAAAAGACAAGTTCTTTAAATCTTTTCCTATAGAATTCGTTGGAGTTCTAGGGAAACCTGATACAGAGTTTGAATTTAATTCATTAGATGAATTTCATTCATTTGCAAATTTTTCTGGGCAGGATTGTTTTAAAGCACATAGAAAATCAAAACAAGAAATGCCTAGCTTGTTTTTAATACCTTACAAAAAATCTCAAGTGCAAGAAAGAGGGAGTATGCTTTTTGAAATGGGAAGAAAAACAGGGGTTCTTTTGGAACAGGGCAAAGAACATGAAAACCAAGTAATTACTATTGCTTGTAGATTTACAGATACTCTGTCTAAAGAATTAGCAAGTAATATAATTAGTGGTATGCTAGACGACTTTAATGCAAAGTATTACGCTTTTTGTAGTGAGGTCTTTATGGTTAAGAGTGAAAAGGGTATTCAGATAAACCCTAACATTATGCCTAGTCAACACCCTAAAAGAGTTGAGGCATTGATGATCAACAGTTGTAGTAACAAAGAACAAATCCTTACAACCAAAACAATTGATAAAGATACTTTGAGTAAGAGTGAAGAGACTAGAGCAGATGTTAGCGATAGTGGTGGTCGGTTCTCTAACCTATTCAAAGAGATAAGAACTAATCAAACAGCACATTAATCAATTTCCCGTTCCCGTTGTACACGCAGGGGGAACGGGTATTTCCTATATATAACAGCACTTTTCCCGCGGGCGCCGGCGAAAAATTGAAGCTGAAAAACACATAAAACATCACATTTTTGAGTTCCCGTTTCCGTGATAGACGCTTTTCCTGTGTTTTTTACAGGTTATAATAAGGATGGGATCTGGCGTTTTTTCCCGTTTTTCCGCAAGAAAGCCTTGATTTTGCTGGTGTT